CTACCACAGAATCAGTATTTTGTCAATACTAAGTTGCTGTGCAAGTTGCGCTTGCTTCAATCGTAGGAACAGCGGTAATGCTGACCGTGATTAAAGAACTGCCCGCCGCCACAAATGTTATGACACCTGTGTGTAAGCCAGCAGTACATGTTCCAACAGTTCCAGAGACGAAATCGAGGTCTGCCACCGGCGCGACAAAAGGCGCATCCCCAACTCGGATAGCATACACAACAAGAGTCTTTGGACTTGTTGCCGCAGTAAGAGCAAAGTCACCACCACTGATTGCGAGTGCTGTGACTCCATCATACCAGTTTGCATTGTCTATAATCTCTATAACTTCAGCATATACTGGCTCGTTAGTACAAGCCGCAGTTGAAGTATTAGAGAAGGCGTATGCAGTTCCGCTAAGGGGTGTGTTGCTCACGCCGTCACTCGCCAGCGATAACGTAAAAGCACCACTCAATGAAAATTTCGGAATTATTATTTGTAATTCTCCCACTTTATTTGTTGAAACATCACTCGAATTCAATTGAGCAGACATAACCAATCTACAAATTTTTGGAATGAAATTTGCGGGAATTGTTACCGAACGAGAAGCCGCATCAGCCGCAAAGTAAGTGACACATACAACGTCTCCAGATGCTCCCGTTGAAGATGCAAATGTTGATCCGCTAAATGTGACTTTCTGAATCGTTCCGTCGAGTTGCTCGACCCAACCATAAATTGTCGTTCCCTGAATCGCCAGAGGCGTTCCCAAGACAGTCCCAGCACCAGATGTAGTTAAAGTTATTGTTTCTTTAACATAAACATTGTTTCCGGTTACGATTTCTGATCCAACAGTAGCTCCAAGCATTGCGAGATTCCACTGAGTTTCTTCAAGTGTAACACTCATTTCACCCGTATGGTAATAAGTATAGAGTAGCTGATTGCCGCGTCCGCCCCTCACTTGGCTTGAACCAAGCGTGACTTCCATTGCGCTATTAAGTAAAGTCTTAGACGTGAACAGAATATTGTCAGATTCGTCAAAACCTGTAACATCTGCTACGCCAACAAGAAATTTTCTAATCGCCATATTTTTGTTTTCCTCCTTATAAATTTAATAAGCAATGCTTAGTTTTTAGCATCAGCACCGCTAACTTTATTTCTGATAGAATCAAGACTCATTGTAACATCTGCATATTTATCAGTTTCTTCCAAATCAGCAAGCCAACCTTTTAGAACACTCTTATCCTTAAAAGTTACCATTCCAGACATTGAAGCCGTTAGATAAATATTAGACATGATCATATGATTAGCTCTTCTCACAGATAGAAAAAATTTTCTGATAGTCATATCATAAATCTTATCCATCTCCAACCCACTATATAGAGAGATTGCCACCATTTGATCTTCTAAAGATGCCACCTTAGATTTATTGATTCTTTCTTTGAATCTTCTTGCCTCTTCCATTTTTTCACGCACATCTTTTTGTATCGTTTCATCTGGAAGGTCTATCATATTTTGTTCTGAGATTATCTCTCTCAAATTATCAAAATCTTGTGAGTTAAATATTTTATCCCCAATTCTAAAGAAAGGTCTATTATCTTCACCTTTGCCATAGTATATCTCAAAAGATTGGTTATCTTTATTTCCAGTTACCAAAGCAATCAAACCAACAAATAACCCGATGAGTCTTTTATCTTCATCTACGTGGAACATATATTCCAAGTATGTCATCTGAATAGCTTTCATCGCTTCTATTGGGTCACGGATACTATTCTTTTCCAACATTAGGCACTCTGCCACTGTGTGGAATATAAAGTAATCTCTCATTTTAACTGGATATAATTTTAGTCCTTTATACTCGATTGGATCATCGAATATATAAAACATACTTCTTGGATTGAATGTCATTATCTCCCCCAGTCTTTCGGAAAGTTTAATGGATTTGGAAGATTATTCTTGACAATATATTCATCATATGCTCTCGCCGCATCTTCTTCGCCTTTAAATTGTCCAATAAAAATTATTTTTCCATTCAGCCCTATTTGCGCCCTCCAATATTTATATTTCTTTTTTGCGACAACAAGAGTTACTCCATAATAATGCGATGACGTATTGTTTTGTTTTGTACCTAATCTAGGATGTTTATTTCCAAGAAAGAAATTAATTAGAGACTTTGACAAATTCTCTTTATGCTCTTCGGAAAACTCTCTGCCGATAAGTGGGGACTTTCCATTTGAAAAATCAGGCTGGTTACTAATTATCTTTAACTTAGTTTCTTCTGACCTATGCGTTCCAAATAATGGATGGTTTTCTCCTTTTCTTCTACCGTCTTTCATTTTTGCTATGGTTTCGGGAGAATGTTTTCTTCCACGCATTGAAGCGATTCCTCCCCAAGAGATATTGTACCCCCCTAAACTTTGATGAGACTTCATTTCCTTTATATAAAAGATTTCTAAGGCTGTCAAATCAGACTCAGGACATTCTTTAATTATTGCGTGTTCAAAATTCTCTTCTCCATATTTATTCCACGCTCTTTGAAGGTGTATGTTATGATGTCTATTGTGCCTAAGTGCTGGTCTATGCACGTTGGAAAACTCTCTATATATGGCAACACTTTGTCCTATATACATTTTTCCATTTTTCAAATTCTTTATGTAATAAATTCCACAAATATCTTTTATCATTTTTAAGCACTCTTGTTTCCCATTATCATCCACCGACCCTTCCAAGGAAGTTGCCCTCCTGTTTCAAGTCTTGTTCCATATGTTCCTAATACATCAAAGTGCATTCTCCCTATGCCTCCAATTTCAGCACCATTAAAAACTTGTAGGAATCTCTTTGCTATCATATCAACTCTTGTTCGGTAATTGGATAACGTGTTTACGTGATAATTCGCGTAAATTTCAAACATTATCTTTATAGTTCCCCATACTCTATTATCGGGATACAAATCATATGGATATATTCTTATTTCAGACTTTTCTGCTGTTTGAACATCAGGCTGACCAGAGTCCATGAACACACTATATAAAGCAGTATTATCTCCCCCATTATATATAAGAGCCGCTTTTTCTTCTTTTGTCAAATCAGGTTTATTCCAAGCGTCAGGTGTGTTGTATTTTAGCAACTTCCACACCATTTCATCATTGTCCATCAAATAATCAATACATAGATAGGAGAGACTGTCAAAAACATCATATCTAGCATAAGAGCCTTCACCAATGTTATTAGCCATTTATCCTCCTACCATGCGCCACGTAAAGAAATTGAAATCATAGAACTATAAATTCCAGATGTTGCAGTAACATCAAGTGTGTCCGTCAAGAACCTTTCATAGTTTGTAATCTTGAATGAGTTGTCACCCAAAACTTGATAGATATAATTATCTGCCGGAACAGTGTTTGCATCTAAAGTAAATGTAACAACTCCCACTTGTTGTATCCCATTCTCATATAGATAAGCTGTCCATGTTCTCTCACTGCCCTCTAAAATAGTATTTGTCGAAGGTGATATAATTACCTGATAGTCATCCACTGGGGATACCACAACGGTAACATTACATGTATCGAATACTAAATCGTTATTCAGCATTGAACACGTTATAACAGCGTTTCCTTCAGCGACAAAAGCAACCAAGCCACCTGTGCTTACGGTAGCAATTGCAACATCGCTACTTTCCCACACAACAGACCTAGTAACCACCGCCCCATTTAAGGTAACAGTTGCTTGAAGTTGGACACTTTGAGTATCATCACCTGAAATAGATGTCTGATTTATTTGTAATACATAAACGTTTTCAAGTCCGTTTGCTATACCATTAACTAAATCGTCTCCGCCTGTTATTCCACCCTCGAAGTCTCTATTCAGTGTTAGCCGGATGAAACCGACACTCGTATTGTCAAATGTAGACTGGTTATTCACATTGTTAATACCTCCACCCTCAACGCGCCAAGCACTCCAATTATCAGGATTACCCAATAAGAATCTTTGATTTGCTTTTATCTTATTCGAGAACTGATTGTATTGTACAATACACTGTTCCATACCAGAAGGTACAACAACAGCACTACCCGCAGTGGCATAGTCTCTATTCTCTGTAATTAGATAGCCGAGTGAGCATGGTACTTGATAATACCCACCATCATCACCAATCCATCTCAAGACATTATTGCAACGCTTTATAACTACAGTTTGAGCAAGCGTATTTATTTTATCGACATTTATTGTTATCCAATAATTTGACTCGAAGAAATACATTCTGCCCAAGTTGACAGGATGATTCAGACTTTTAAAGATTAGCTTCTTATAGTCGTTTTCAATCGAGTCTCCAACAGTTGGATTTAGTAATCCCACCATTCTAACATCTACATTTTGATATTCCCCTGAACCCAAAGATGTTTCTTCTGTGATGCTGTACCAATCCGAGCTATTATAAAACTGTTGATTCAATGTCTCTTGAACTAAATTGGTGTAAGTTGTTTTTGGATTCTGATTGTTCAAAACAGAACCAGCACTCATAAAAGGATATGCCATAGCACCTCCTTATGTTGGTGTCCAGAAAACACCAGTGTTTATCCACTGAGTCCACATGTCATTATCATCGAGTCCGTAATCCACCAAAAGTTGAGACAATTCTTCTTTTTCAAGAATAAGTCTATTTTGTTTTTCTCTCATATTTTGAGATTCTGAATAGACCTTGAAATCGCGATCAGTCACGTGAAGATTCATCTGGGAAATATCGTCTATCTCTTTAGTCAACCAATATTTTTTCATCAACAATGCAAGAATTTTTATATTCTCAACTGTTAACGTTTCTGTAAACGAAGAACTTGCATATGCAAGAGACTGATTGCAGATTTTGAAGTCTGTTATAGCAGGAATTAAAAATCCACTCAAATATACCTCGAAGTTCGGAACACTTGAATTATAAAGCTCATTTAATCGATAGTCCGTAATAAATTGCATGAATTGATCGTAAATTGTAGAAAAAGGAGTTGTCAATGTTTACCTCCCTTCAAAATTTTTATACCGCCGCCTGAGAAACGTTAAAGAAAGCCCTAGCTTCATTAGCCGCTTCTCCAATATTGATTCCAGAGATTCTGGATAGTTGATCTACCAAATTCAAATCAATGGCTTCTGGATTATCTCGTAATTTTTCGATAACCATTGTCAAAATGACCTTTTGCTGTTCCACATTGGCAGTTTTATAAAGTTGGACTGCACCCTTTGAACCAGTTAAAATTTTATCAAAATTTTCTTTTATTAGAAGTTTATCATAGATTTCCTGAAGCCCATGAGATTTAATAACTCTCTCGTCAAGAATAATAAAGAACCCGTTCTCCATAAAATTTCTATGTAAATCAAGAATATCAAGCAAATCTTTATACAGAACTTTTCTTACTTGCCCAAAAGATTCAAAACGTACATTCTTACCTCTTCCAAATTCTTGGGTGGAAAGATTTAGTGGATAAGGAACCAAGCTCATTACTGTAATCAAGTCTTCTAATGGTATTCTTTTTTCTTCTTCTAATTCTCCTTTATTTTGATTTAATCTTTCTAATTCGGCTTCCAACTCTTTTATGCGAGTAGCTTGCGAAGTCGGTGTGGTCTTACTTTTAGTTGTCATCTCTATATTTCTCCTTATGATTTGAATTAAATTAAAGTATCCCATAGCGGGATACTTTCCGAATATATATACTTTCTATAAACTATTCTATCTATAAACTATTCTATTGTTATTTCGCCGTTCTTTATCCTGTATACAAATTCATAGAATTGTTCAGGAGTGTTATTTTTCTTTCCATATATTTGATGGAAAAGAATGTGAATATCTTGTCTCAAACAAACCCCCAGTGGATATATTGAATGAAGTCTTTTACATTCATTTATAATTTCAATTATATCATCCTCTGTATATTCTGACACATTGTTCTTCTTTTGCATCTTTATATTTTCCAATGCCTCATCTAAAATCATATTGAATCCATAGAGATGATGAACAACATTGTAGTTACCACCACTTATAACGCATCTTTTTCCAGAATATATGATACTATCTTTTCTCCACTCAGTCATGTTTCCCTTTATTAGTGGAGATAGATAAGATGTTCCACCATTCCAGTTCGGATGCCCGCTCCCTCTTCTGTCCGAGTATTGTTTTTCAAAGGCACAAGTTGAACATTTTTTCTTTCTACTAATTGTTTCAAATTGAACTGTTACAATGTGACCATATTCACATTCATATGTTACTAAAGATTTTTCATTTAAATATCCATATGGAAATTCAATAAATTTAAGATTCATGCTTGACAATCTATTTATCATATCACATTCTTTGTTTTTAAAATAATCCCCTATTTTTCTTTTTTGGCATTTTCTGCATAAAAAAGTTACGGAATCTTTAAAAACATCAAACCTAACATAATTAGAATGACCACATTTAAACTCTATTTCAAGTTCATCTTTTAGTTTAACATATTCAGTTGACAATAATTTGCAACCTTTTGATTCTACAAATACTTTGACATCATTAAATTTAAGTTTTGTGCGCTTTTGTTTCATATAATATTTCCCTGTTAAATATTCCTGATAAAAATCCTAAAAGGAAGAGCATTCAGGATTATGCTTTTTCGGTTCTAGTTACCTATCCTTTTAGAATATTATTCTACCACAGAAATAAAATTCTGTCAATGGTAAAATTATAGAGTGATTGTAGCTCCAACTGCGTTTGTTGCCACACCAACTTTCCAAGATTTGAAAAGCGTAGATGTTTGCATTAAATTGGCATTGGCATCTGGAACATCGGTACGAGCCAATGTCGTTCCTTCAATTACTGCCTTGACCAATTTCTGTGAAGAAGGTGAAACCAACCAAATAGTTGTATCACTCAACTTGAGACCGAATGGGGTAGCCCAATCCGCAATTTGAGGCAGTACCATGATGTCAGTATTTTGGAAATTTCTCAAATAACCGACCTTCACATAATCACTATCAAAATCATATCTGTAATTTGCCGTTTATACCCTCGGTTTCCCGATATTTATTAAGGGACTAGATCATATCTTCATCTGACTTTCATCAGAGCATAGCACTTCGGAAGGCTGAATTTCACAACCAACCTACTTCCTTTCGGAATGATCGTTTCACCTTTTGGGATTTCTCCCAACTTGGCACAGGATTGTCATGGGCTTTTCACCCGTAGAGTTTCCCTGTTAGCATATTCACTATTCGTCATTTCCTACGAATCCTATCGTTGAATATACACCTACCATTTGGTAGTTCACTATGTTTATTTTAAGTACATCGCTGTACAGAGCAGACTTACTATTAATCTGCTGGAAGAATGGTTGCCAAAGCGCGTTGAGTACCAATTGCAACAGCCTTTGCCCCTTGATTCCAAGCCGTAACAGTTTGGCTTAGGCGCACAAACTCAGACTGAGTGTAGCCAGCAACTCTCAGACCAGTTG